CGATTATCAGGTGTGCCGCCACCTGAAAAGCCACAGTTCATCGACATCCAGCGCGTCGGTCGGAGATCACGGAAGCCACTCCCACAGTGTAGGCATCCACGAAGCGTTGAAGAAGGGCGACAGGGTGCTGGTGGCGTGGGTACAAAACGACGCGGTGGTAATCGACGTGCTGGTCGAAGCGTCGAGCGTATTGTGAGGTGAGGCAGAATGGCGAATCAGCTTTTCCCGACCTTCGACGTGCCGGCTGCATGGTACGAAGAGGCGGAGGATGAACAGGCACTCAAATCCGGCCCGCTGTTCGACTACGACACCGGCGATTTCGTTCGGGACGGCGCGAACCGCGTCATCATGGTGGACGGCAGGGACAACTACATCCTGTGGTGCCTGAAAATGCTGAAAACACAGCGATGGGCCTGCGACGCATACTACGACGATACAGGCGTAGACGCGGAAGGGGCGATGCAGAAACCGTCGCGGAAAGCCATACAGTCTGCGTTTGAAAGGACGATCACGGAGGCCCTGTTGGAGCACCCATGCACGGAGAGGGTTTACGGATTCGATTACGATTGGAGCGCAGACGAACTCGGAATCACGTTCATCATCAAGCCCCGGAATTGGGACGCATTCGACGTGAACATGAACGTGGTGAGCGGATAGGAGGTGTGAGACGTGGAGACCGCAACGACGTATACTCCCCCGGCAGTTCTGAACGATATGGACGTGGAGACCATACACGACAGGATGCTGGATGTAATTCCCGACAACGTAGACAAAACGGAGGGCGGATTCGCCTATGACTTCACGATGCCGACGGCAATGGAAAAGGCGGACGCGATGGAGGTGCTCAACCAGATCGTGCAGTTCTTTTTCCCGGAATGGTCGGGAGGCGAGTTCCTGGACAAGCTCGGAGAGGCAGTAGGCCTGACACGCAAAGCGGCGACATACGCGGAGGCGACGGTGAAGATCACGGGCACCGCCGGAACGCTGATTGAAGCCGGTTTTTTGTTTGCGACGGCAGCGACGTCCATCTCGGAAAACATCGAGTTTGCGACGCTGGAAGACTTGGTGCTGGACGAAAACGGAGCAGGCGAGGTCGCGGTGCGGTGTACGCAGGCGGGCGTCGCCGGAAACGTGTCGGCGGATAGCATCTCGCTGATGGTTGACCCGCTGGAAGACATCGAGAGCGTGACGAACGAGCTGGCGGCGGTGGGCGGCACCGACGAAGAGGATGACGATACATTCAGGGAGCGCATCATGGAGAGAGAGCGGGACAATGACAGCTCTTTCGTCGGATGCGACGCGGACTACCGGCGGTGGGCGTTGGAAATCAACGGAGTTGGCACCGCGATAGTCGTGCCGGAATGGGACGGCCCCGGAACCGTGAAGCTCATCATCATGGACAGGAACGGCGCACCGGCGACATCCACCATCCTGACGAATGTGTACAACTACATCATCAGCCCGGATGACAGGCAGAGCCGCCTCGCACCCATCGGAGCGACGCTGACGGTGGTGACGGCGAGCGTGATGAGCCTGACGATCACGGCGGACATCGTGAAAGAGGTAGACGTGGCGGTAGAGGACATCGTCGCGGCATTCAAGGCGAATCTCGCCCCGGTGTTCGAGGAAGCGATGGCGGACGGAGTGCTGAGGTGGACGAAGGTTGGCGCAGCGTTGTCGAAGACAACCGGCGTGGTGGACTATGAGAACCTGCTGGTCGACGGAAGCAACGAAAACATTGAGGTGAGCCTCGACGAATACCCGGTTGCGGGCACCATCAATCTGACGGTGGAGGCGAGCATCACATGAGCGATACCCTGAGAGAAGACATCCTCCAAAGCGAAGCCGGACAGCGGATGGTGGACAGGGTAACGCCGGTCTACGATAACAGCTACGTCGGGCTGTGGACGTTTGAGGCGATGGGCCGGGAGTGGGACACGTTTTGGGATCTGGTTATCTCGCTGCAAACGGAGCTGTTCCCAGAAACGGCGACGTGGATGCTGGAATTGTGGGAGAAGCGATACGGCATCACACCGCAAGCCGGAAGCACGACAGAGCAGCGCAGGCAGGCGGTGGTGCAGATGCGAGAGCTGCCGCACCCGCTATCCCCGTACAGGCTCGAACGGTTCCTCGAAACGGTGACGGGGAGAACCGTCAACGTGATAGAGGGCATTGCTGACTACACGTTCGGAATCGTCATCACGGGCGGAGACGGCGACGAAGAAGTGAACATGGAATCGCTGAGGAAGTACATCGGTTCACACAAGCCCAGCCACATGGCCTACGTGCTGACGATGCAGGCAGCGACAGAGCTGACGGTGCATGTGGAGACCGGCTACTGGCGGTTCTACTACACGTTCTGCGGCACAATCCCGCAGTACAACATGACGAGCGGGCTTGAAGACAGGCAGATCAGAGCGCAGCCGGAAGCAGGCGCATTCCCCTATCCATACCTCCCCTGTGGCGTGTACACGCTCGGCGGAGGTGTTTTATAGAAAAGACCAGAAACGGGGACGATTCAATGTTCGGAGGGATTTTCAAGCACCTTTTGAAGCATCGGAGCAGCGAAGGAAAATGCCGCCGGTGCTATGAGAGTGGAGCCGATCACTTCATCGACGAAAAGGGCAACATTGTGTATCTGTGCGAAGGATGCAAGCATCGGAACGAAGGGAGAGACAGCACATGCTCACGAACACGGCGCTGACCGCCTTGAAGAACTGCATCAAGGACAACATCGCGTTTGCGAAGTACAAGGTCGGCAGCAACTACTACACGGCGGACATCCGCAGCGCGTACATCATGGATGACGGCAGGGTGGCGATCACGTTCATCATCGACCACACGCTGAGCGGAGACATCACCGTGACGGAAGTCCAGCTCTACGACCACAATGGCAGTCTTTGGGCGAACAAGGCGGAATCCATTTTGCGCAGGAACGTGCAGGAAGGTATTCTGTACCGCTTCGCGTTTACGATCACCGAAACATAAGGCTGAGAAGGGAGGGAACAGACAATGCCTTATCCGCAGACGGATTGGAAAGACCACGTAGTCGAAAGGCCGAACACCTACACCGAACAGGTCAACAGCGACGGCAGCAAAACCTACACCCCGGCACCCGGCGAGGTAGTGCAGCAGGGCACCCCGATGAGCGCGACCAACTTCAACAAGCAGGAAGAGGGAATCGGAGAGGCGAGCATGCTCGCAGACCTGATCTACACCCTCGTCATGCTGAAGCTGGGCCACAGCGACGTGACGCTGGACGGGCTGATGGCAGGGCTGGCGAGCGGCGACATCGTGGCGAAAAAGGCAGCGATTTTGGAGACGGCCCGGACGTTTGCTCTGACCGGCGGCGCGACCGGCACCGCTACGAGCTTCGACGGAAGCGGGAACGTCGCCATCCCGGTCACGTCGCTGGACGCCACGAAGCTGTCCGGCAAGACAAAGATCGAAAACGGCGGCACGAACGCAACCGACGCGGCAGGCGCACGGGCGAACCTCGACGTGCCGAGCAACGGAGACCTGATCGCAGCGACGATCTACGCAGACCTGCAGCGTTCCGTCGACGGCGCAATCCAGCGCGACCTCGAAGAGCGGCTGATCACCGCTGAGGCGCAGATCGCGGCGCTGGGAACCTAAGGAAGGGAGGAACACAGACGATGCCTGAGAACATCGAAGAGGCCGTCATCCTGACGGATGAGCCGGAACCCGGCCCGACCCCGGAAGAAGAGGAAGAGTGGGAGCGCGAACGGAAAGCCCGTTGGGAAGCGAAGATTCAGCCCTACCGCGACCTCAAAGCGCAGGTCAATGATCACGACGATCTGATGGCCGATGCGCTGTACGAAATCACCATGCTGGAACTCGGAATGGAGGTATGACGCGATGGCCTATAACCTGATGAAGCGCATCATCGAGCGCGACAAGAAAGCCGGAACGCTGGACAGGGAAGCGATCATGGACAAGTTGGACGCATTCCTCGCGGCGGACAGGCTCACCACGGAGCAGTATCAGGAACTCGTCGCCCTGATGGATGCGGAATGAGCGACCTGCTGACGAGAATCGCCGTCTGGTGGACAGACCGGCAGTACAGAAAAGACATGGAGCGAATGGAGGGAATCGCAATGACCTATAAGCTGATGAAGCGGATTATCCAGAAGGGCGGCTACGACGTGGAGGCCACCCTGCAGAAGCTCGACGTGTTCCTCATGGCCGACCGCATTACCATTGAGGAATATCAGGAACTGGTCGAGATGATCAACGAGGGAGGTAACGAGTGATGGCCGTCAAGGACAACATTGAGCGGTTCGCCGCAGAGATGGGCTGGGTCGTGAAGTACGCGGCGGACGGCACCCCGAACTTCTTCTACCCCATCTACAAGTGCAAGAGCAGCGATCTCGACGCCAGCTTGCCGAACCACACACACCCGGCGTTCATCGTCAACGGGCAGGAAATCAGCCGCCGCCTGATCGCCGTGTACAAGGGCGGAAACTTCAACAACGCCTGCCACAGCATCCCGAACGTGGCACCGCTGGTGAACCTCGGAGCTGACCAGCTGCTGGCGAAGATCAAAGCCTGCGGCACCGGCTTCGGTCCGAAGACCGTCGCGGACAGCGGCCTGCTGCTCCTGCTGGCGAAGAAGCTCGGATGCAGCACCGTCAAGGGCAACAATGATCGTGGCGTAGACTACCGCGACGGCACGAAGTGGGCCGTGAACGCGAACGTTAGCGTGAACGACGTCCGCGTATTCCAGGGCGTCGCATATACATGCCTCGTCCCGCATACCACGTCCCTTGCGACGAAGCCGGACGTGTGCCCGCTGTATTGGGAACGCGGCAGGCGCATCGGCGGCATTCCCGTGGCCTCTCAGATCAGTGACAGCGAGCCGAACGGCCTGAACACCCTGACCGGCAGCGGCCCGCTCTCGTGGCGCTTCGGCGGCAAGGCGAATGGTATCGACGATCTGACCGGCAACTGCTTCGATCAGGACTACGGCTACCGCATCGTTGACGGAGAAATCCAGATTCTCGCGGATAACAACGCGGCAGACCCCAGTGCCGACCTGAGCGTGAACAGCGCAGCGTGGAAAGCCATCCTGCCGAGCAGCAGCGATGACAGCTACACACTCGTTGCCCCCGGCACCGCCGGAGCCTTGCACTGGAACTGGCTGAACAGTAAGATCACGCTGGACACCGTAACCGCGGATACGACCATCGGCGAAAAGAGCACGCAGTTTAAAGACCTGGCCGTGAACTCGACGAACCTGCCCTACATCCCGTGCATCATGCGAGAGCTGGGTCTGTTCCCGATCAGTGGCGACACCACGCAAGGAAACACGTACATCAACTTCGGCGGTGAGCGGTTCCCCCGGCGCGGCGGCTT